GCGGGGTGGGATACGCGCTCACCAGCCCGCCCAGCATCAACTCGCTCTTGCGCTGGCCCGACCTGCTGGTGTGCCCCGCATCGGTCAGTGATTTCTCCGGCGTCGGGTAGAGGGACTTGAGCGCCGGGGTCAGGTACGTCAATCCCTTGGCCGGACTCCCCGATTGTTTCTGGTCGGCCGCCAGCGCGGTGGGCCACAATCCAGAGTCGGTGCCGGAGTTGCGGGGAGTCCACGGCGCAAGCTGGAATATCGAAAACCGGCCCGACTTGGTAGCCTTTTCCCGCCACTTCAGCAAGTATTCCGTCGAGCCCCACGTCTTCGATTCCAGGAGGGTTTTCGAATAGACACCAATCGGGCCGGACAGATTCCATCGCCGCCAGAGCCGCCGGCCAGAGCCAGCGGTCATCTCCCGCGCCTCCTTGCTTCCCGGCTCGGGATGCAGGCTGGCAGGGAACCCCGGCAGTGAGGAGGAAGGCCCCGCGATAGTCGGCTCCGGGGAAGGTTCGCACGTCGGGATGGACGGGGATTCCGGGCCAGGCTTTGGCGAGGAATTTCCGGCAACGCCGGTCGCATTCGCACATGGCGATGGTGCGGATTCCGTTGGCTCGGGCGGCAAGGGAGAATCCGCCGAGTCCGGTAAAGAGGTCAACATGGGTCACGTATCCCCCTCCGGTTCGCTGTGGTCTCTGCCGGGGTCAATGTCGGGCATTCTCGACTCAAACGTGCGCCAGCCGCGCTGCCAGGTGACGGGCACTTGGCCGAGCGCGCCGGAACGGTTTTTCTTGACCTCTATGCAGGTATCGGCTTGGGGCTGGTAGGTTTCTTGCACGGGTTGAATGTGTATCAGCATATCGGCGTCGTGTTCAAGGGCGCGCGATTCGCGGGTAAGTCCCTGGTCATTGAGTTGGGAACAGGCCACTACCACGGCCTTGAGTTCCACGGCCAGGGACTTGAGCGCGCGGCTGGTGGCGGCAACCTCTTGTTCGCGCGTGTCCGCCTGCCCGTCCGGCCAGACCAGTTGCGCGTAATCGACTATCACCGCTTGAACTCCATGCCGGCGGTGATACTGCCGGGCCTTGGCGGTGAGGCTAGACAGCCGCCGGGAGTCGCCGCCAGAGAAGTCCCAGATGTAGAACGGCAGCGACTGGATGGCCTTGGCTGCGGCGTCTACGGCGCGGCGTTGGTCGGCCGACATAATCCAGTCCTTGCGGATGGCAACGCGGGACTCAGCGGCCAGAATGGACGCGGCCACCATGTCGCGAGTCATTTCGTAAGAAACGTACAAAACGGGCTTGCCCTGCCCAGCCCAGTTGCGGGCGAGGTTGGCGGCCAGCGTAGACTTGCCCCCGCCGCGCAGGCCGGTGATTACGCACAGTTCGCCGGGGACCATGCCGCCGGTGAGCGCGTCGAATTCCGGCAGATGGGTTGTCCATGCTGGAGTTGCGCCCCGGTCAAGCACGGCAAAAACATCGGCCAGGACCGCGGAAATGCTGCTGTCTTGGACGCCGCCAAGTACGCCGTCTTCAATCGCGGCGATGGTTGCGGAGAAATGGCCGAGCAGTTCTGCGGCCGGCTGCCCCGACTCAAATCCGGCGCGCACCAGTTCCGTGCCGGCGGCTATGAGTTGCCGCTTGCGGCTGGCGTCCTTGACGATAGCGCAATAGGATTCAATGTGCGCGCTAGTGGCGAAGCTGGCTACCAGGTCCGCAAGGTAGACCGCGCCCCCGATGGCCTCCAGTTCGCCGCGGCTGGAAAGCTCCTGCCGCACAAGCGCTTGGTCTACGTTTTGCTCCCGCTCGTAGACCATGTGGGCAACGTCGAAGATGGTCTTGTGCGCGCCCTTATAGAAGTCACTTGCAACCAGGCGCGAAAAGGCCGCGTCCGCCGCGTCACGGTCAAGCAAAATGCAGCCCAAAACATCCCGCTCAATGTCAACCGCCTGCGGGGGCAGCGTTTCATTCTGCATCGGCGTCTCCGAACAGTTGTCCCTGGCCGGCGCGGTGCTCGGCGAGGGTCAGGCCCTTGGCGGCGGCCTCCATGCGCTGGTTGGCGACTTCGGCCCAGTGCGGGTCAATCTCGAAGCCGAGGAACTTCCGGCCCATCTGGGCGCAGGCGACTCCGGTTGTGCCGCTGCCGGCAAAGGGGTCAACGACAATTCCGCCAGGAGAACACGACGCCCCTATCAGCCTCTTGGGAATTTCCAACGGATACGGGCAAGGATGATCGGTGCCCGACGCATTGAAAGGAGCTATGCGCCACACGGTCATTTTGGTATTGAATGACGCATCCCACCATTCGGGCGCGTCAATCCCATATATACGCTCATCGCTAGGCACAAACCGATTAGCGTTTAGAGCCATCCCGCCCCCCCGGTCCCAAACGATTTCGGCCCACAGTGGGAGATGCCCCAACCATCTCATGGGAGAAATGGCTAGTCCGTCCCGGTATCGCAGTTTGTGGTTGTACCAAACGGTAGATTTACAAACGCGGCGCAGTTCATGGACTAATTGGGATTGCCACTTTTGATAGTCCAGTTCGTCCATATCATCGGCGTAGCCATTAGCCGAAACCTTCGCTAGAAACCCGTTGCCCTTGTGCATTCCGGTGGGGGCGGTAGGAATGCGACTACCTAGCTGATTGTATGGCGGAGAAGTAACGCATATCTCCACGCACCCGTCCGGCAACTGCTTCATCGCCTCCAGGCAGTCGCCAACGTGTACGCGCCCCAGTTCGTACGGCCCGAGGCGCTCAGGCATGTTCGTCTCCGAAAAGCTGCCCCTGGCCGGCGCAGACCTCGGGAGCGTCCGGCTCGTATGCCGGGCCTTCGGGGTGCTTGCGCCAGTAGTCAATCCGGGCGTTGGCGATGGCTACGTATTCGGCCTCCATGTCGAAGCCGAGCGGGTTGAAGCCCTCTAACACCGCGGCGCAGAGCGTGGAGCCCGAGCCGGCGAAGGGGTCAAGGACAAGCCCACCCGGCGGGGTAACCAGCCTGACCAGCCAGCGCATGAGGCTGATGGGCTTGACGGTGGGGTGGGGGTTGCGATTCGGAGTGTTGGTTCCGGCATAGGGGTTGGCCTTGCCATCGGCCATGACGAGTCCGGCCGAACCTTCCGCGCGCCCCCCCGCCCTCTCTCCGGCGGGGACAACGCGATACCCTTCCATCCCCGCCTCTCTTTCGCTCCGGCTGGCCTTGGCGCAGTAGAAGAAGCGGGCGGCGGAACCGGAACCCCCATAACCTGCGTCCGGCGTTCCGGGCGGTTTTGGCCGGCACATAATGCGTCCGCCGCTTACTCCGCGGTGGCGCACGGCCACCCCGTCTTGACTTTCCGGGAACCCCGCCAGCACCTCCGGGCTGCCGTCGTGGACAAGGTTGGCGGGCCAGCGGCCGGCAGGTTGCTTGAATGTTCCAGCATTAACACCAGTTGCATAACTTGTAGCACTGTCCAAGTCCTTCGCACCACCACTATAAGCTCCACCATTTAGATTGTCTTGCGTTTCTATCCTACACCCGTCAATATTCATCGCCCCGGTGCCGTGCTTCAATACGTTTTCGGCAACGGTGCCGATTAAAGGCTTGCGGGCGACGATGATGGGCTCCCAGGCCGGCTTGAGCGCCGTGCCCCAGCCGGCCCAGAGCTTCGCGGCGGGCGTGCTTTCTCCCTTGAGCCGAAGCTGGTTCTTTGTGACGTTGTAGCCGCCCGCGCCCTCGGCATTCATAAAGCCTACACCCGAAGCCGGGCGCGACTCAAACGCCGCCCCCGCCGCTTTGTCAATCGCCTTGCTAACGTCAAGCGACTTGGGGAAGCCGGAACCATACACCCACATGATGCAGTCGCGTATCTCCCAGCCGGCGTCCTCGATGGCGCAAGCCAGCCGGTGAAAAGTGCGCGTCCCTCCGAAGGCCAGCAGGTGAGCACCGGGCTTGGAGACCCGGAGCGCGGCCTGCCAGAACGCGACTCCGGGCACACCGCGGTCCCATTTCATCCCCATAAATCCGCCGCGCTCCCTGGTGGCTTTTCTGGCAAGTTTTTCTTCTTCTGTGCGCTCGCCGAACTTGCCGGGAATAGCATCACCGCCCACATGGCAGTCTGTCAGGCCATAGGGCGGGTCGGTAACGATGCTGTCAACGGAATCGGCCGGCAGCGCCGCCATGCCGTCGAGGCAGTCTCCGCAATGGACGCGGCCCAACTCGTAGGGGCCGAGGCGCTCAGGCATGGGCGGCCTCCGGCAATTCGTTCCAAGTGCGGCCGTCGAGCAGCCGGTTCTTGGTCCGGCCGCCATGAGACTTGAAGAAGAATGGGACGCTGGCCGCGACGCATTGGTCGCGGACGCTCCGTGCCCACGTCAGGTCCATCGGCCGCGCGCCGGGACCGGTCTCGCCGCCGAGGATGACCCACGCGAGGCCATCCACCCAGGGGCCGTCTTTCCCCCAGTGCCCGCCGAACTGGTCGGTGTGGACCGTGCCCAACCAGGGGCCGAGGTCCACCGGCCCGAGCATGGGCTCCAGGGACAGAAACCGCACCGCCGCCGGGACTTGTAGCAGCAGCGGGATTTTCTCGTCGGCTTCGGCCTGGTTGCAGACGGTGACGCCGGCCCAGGCGGTCGGCGGCCACTCGCCGAACCACCGCGACCACTTTTCCATGCGCGCGGCGCGCTTGGTCAGCATCATGACCACGTGCTTCGAGGCGTGGCCGGCGACGTGCAAGGCGGCCGAGATTTCCATGTCCTTGACGTTTTCGTGGAACAGGTCGCTCCACACCGCCCAGGCCGCGGGCTTCCGGGCACGGCGCAGCTTCTCAAGAGGCCAGTCACAGAACTTGGCGGAGATGTCCGCGCCGCCGCGGAAGCGCCGATAGGTGCTCCGTAGCCAGCAGTGGTCACAGCCCGGAGAGCACGGCGTACAGCCCCGGACCAGCCCGAGCGGGCGGTCCCACCAGCGGCCCTCGGCGATGCGGTCAAACATGGGCGGCCTCCTTCTTGACCTCTTGCCAGGCGGCGGCTTCTGCGGCCTTGAATTCGCTTGGGGTAAGGAATCGCTCGTAGCCGTCGGGGTCCACGAATCGCATTTCGCCCAGGTATGGCGGGCAGCCGGGGTAGTGCGGGCCGCGCGGTTCGCCTTTGTAGACGTTGAAGAACAGGACGCCTTCAATCTCCGCGCCCGCGCGCTCGATGCAAAAGGGCGTGCTGAGGCTACGCATTGCCGGCCGCCTGTCTTAGTGCCGCTTGCAGTTCGGCAATGTCGCGGATGACAACGTAGGTTGCGCCGGCCGCGGAGATTTCCGCCGCCCAATTGCGCTGGGCGTCCGTCTGCTTGCCGGTCGCCGATTTGCACTCGATGGCGAGCAACCGGCCGTCGGGCGGCAGGATCGCCAGGATATCGGCAACTCCGGGCGTACCGTGGAAGGTGTAGCAACCGGCCTTGCGATTGTAGACGCCGGCATTGTTGGACCGCCACGCCGGTATGTGCGAGAGGCGTAGCAGTTGCAGGCATTGGCGCTGTACGGCATTTTCGGGCTTGCCCATTAGCTAGCCTCCTGTGCAAAAATGTCGGTACTTGTTGACAAGTTGGCGCGGAATGGGGCGGTGTGGAAACCTATCCAGCGCCCGCAGTCTTCTGAAAGCAACCAGTGGACGAAGGCGGCCCCGGCAGACGCGCGATAGCGGCGGCCGACGATCACCAGCCCCTCCCGCTTGCGCCTCGTGTATGCGCGTCCGCAGGCCCGGCGACATTCCTTGCAGCGGCTTGACAGGCCATTAACCCGGCGCGTATCGGCGTCGAATTCCGCGTCGGGCAGTTCAAGTCCGCAAGTGCCGCAATGATTCACTTGCCGGCGCCTTTCGGGATGTACAGTTGCCACGTCGGGTTGCGGGGGTCGGTAGCCGTCAAGGCGCGGCCTTCGGCAACCAGCCGTACAAGCGCGTCGGCAACCGTCCTAAAGGGTATGCCCGTCGCGGTTACGAGTTCCTTGCGGCTTGCCGGACGGCCCTCCCGGCGGCATACGGCAATCATGGCCGCAAGCACGCGCTCGGTAGCCGGCAGGGCCTTGACCGTCAACCCCTGCCGCTCCATTTCGGCGGCAAAGTCTGGCGGCAGGTCTATCGCCGGGCGGATTCGGACGCCGCCCCCGACGCGCCCTACCACAAAAGCACCCGCGCGGCTTGGGCTGAAAGCGGCTGCACGTGCGCGTTCCAGGCGTAACCCCCCTTGCGCAGAACGTCAAAGCTCAGGAGCCCGTAGGCCAGCGGCAGACTTGACCGCATTCGGGCGATTTTGCCGCCCAGCCCTTGCAGCGGCGGGCAGAGGAAGGCCATCCAGCCCTCTTCGCCGCATACCGCGTACCGATGCGCGTGGCCCCGGAGTATCACGTCGGCCTTGGGCTGCTGTTCGTGCGATGCCCAAAGCAACTGCCGCACCTGTTCGGCCGAAAGGAACGTGAATCGGCTCGGCGGGCTGGCGGTATTCCCCGCGTAGTGCTTGGCGTTGAAAATCACGCCGTTAATGTCTATGTCCTGTTGGGCTGCAATCTCGCCGCCGAACGGTTCGGCAACCTGGTCTTCAAAATCCTCCTCGGCCCCGACGTGGTAGCCGGTCCCGTAGACAAAGGCTACCCGCTTGGCCTTGACCTCCTGTATGCAGTCAACGGCCATGCGTACCTGTTCGTTGCGGTCACGCGCAATCAGTTCCACCCCGCCGGCCTTCGGCTGCGCGCCGTCTATGCAATCGCCCAGCACAATCAGTCGGTCAACCGGCTGCAACGCCTTGACGGTATCGGCGAAAAACCGCCACTGCTTGCGCCGGAACTCCGCCCGCTTCTGGACGCCGCGCGGCGCGTCTGCCGGCGGCGAATCATGCCAGCTAGGCGGCGTCAACCCGACGTTGGACCCGCAATGCAGGTCCGAAATGACTACCAAGCGCTTCGCTTTCATGCCTTGCCCTCCCTCGTAATCTTGCGGACGCGCCAACCGAGCTTGCGGCAGTAGTCGCGGGCAACCAGCAGTGCGTGTGCCGCAGAGGCATACGCCCCGCAATCAAAGCAGATGTCCCGCCAGTCCGGCGGGCGAATGGAACCGTCGGGCTGGCGGTCCAAATCGCGCGGGCGGAAGGGGATTACCGTCGCCCACCATCTGTCCTTGAACCCCGCCCAGGGCCGAACCAGGATTTGCACGGTCATGGCTTGCCCTCCAGCGGCGGCAGGGGGGTAGCAAAGTAGCGGAGTTCCTTGCCATCCGCCGTCGTGACGGTCAGGACTTCGCCGAGCGGCGGCAGGAGGGGGATGTCGCCGTTGCGCTCAATGGCCTTGTTTTCGTGGGGGTCCATTACTCGGCGCTTGTATTCGTCGGCCGCGTCTTGGGCGCAAGCGCGCGTGGCGGATATCTGCGCGTAGCTGTTTTCCGCGAGGGCGCGGTCCAAAAGCAGGTAAAAAATGCAGTAGGTCAGATCGCCGGGTATGCGGTGGCGCAGATGAAGCGCTATGCGCAGCTTTTGCAGCGCCGGGTTAAGCCGTTCGCGGCCCGCTTGGTCAATGTATGGCATTACCATCCCCTCCGCCTAAACCACCGCCGTATGAAAGCCTGCGCAACCTCCCCGCCGATTTCGCCAAGCAGCACGCCCAGGAAGACGGCCAGAAATTCAGCGAGCATTAGGCCCTCCCGTCCCCGGCCCCTTTTGCGGCTGCGATCACAGACGCCGCCTTCTCGGGACACCGCCACCTTGAACATGATTCAACTTTGGGACACGGCCGGCGCCGCGGACAACGGGCGCGAAATCTTCCGTCTTTCGTAGCCACGTTTCCCCTACAACCCCAACGCGATGTATCGGGCCATCGCCATTATTTCGGGTACGGTTGACCCCACAAAGGCCGCCTGACCAGTGATGAATGGGTGTTGCCGAATTCGCTGGTCCGTAGAGAGCAACAGGACGGGTTTGCGTTGAACGTAACTCCACGCGATTTCGGAGTATGTCCCCAAGGGGGGGCGGACACAGCCAAAGGTGTCAATATTGCCGAGAAGCATGTGCGCGCGAGATACCGATTGAAAATCGCGGGCAAAAATCACGGAATGGGGGATGGAGCTTCCGCAGCCGTCCGGCGTAATGCTAGACAAGTCTTTGCCGGTAAGGGGGTCTATCCAGTTCCACGTGGGTTCCTCCTGCTTGCAAAATTCGCGCCACTCGCGGCATTTGTCCAGCACCTCACCAGCGATGTATCCGGCCAGATAAACAGTCGGGTCAATCATTTCGCGCCCTCCTTGCGGTATCGCGGCCGATCATCCAGGCTCCGGGGGCCGACGGCCTGAAAGTGCATGAGGCCGCACAGTTGCCACATGGCGGCGGCCAGGTTGTCTTCGTCGGCCTTGCGCTGCTTAAACTTGTTCAGGTGACGCTCGGCGCTATCAATCAGGCGGCTAAACGGTATGCCCTTTTCCCAGTTCCGGTCGCCGTGGAGCTTCGCGCCGGCCTCATAGTGCAAGGCTAGGCGCTCTAGGGCGTAAGGCGAAATCAGGTCAAAGCGGCCCTTGCCGGTCGGGTCGCTACGCGACGCGCCGCTCTTCAGGCGAATCCGCGGCTCGGCTTTCGCTTGTACAGGCATCGCCTATCCCGCCATCAATTCGCCGTCCTTGACCTGCAAGGGCGGCGGAGTGCCTTCGGCCAGCAGGTTCCAGCGTTCGGCGCGCTTGCCCGGAATCTCCGGGTGAACCACGCAAACCACCGGGGCAATGTGCAAGGCGCCATCTGCCCCGTTTCGCTCGGCCAGGGAGACAACCAGTCCAATTCTGAGGGCTTCTGCCGCCAGAATGTCGCCGGCTAGGGCACTGAGCGGCTTGAAGGTGTATTCGATTTCCTCCGCCTCCAGAAAGCGCTTCCAGCTTTGACACGCGCCGCAAAGCGGCAAGCCGTACAGGCGGACCTCGACGGGCATTAGTCGCCCCTCCTCTTGACCACCGCTCGAATCAGTTGCCCCGGCGCGGCCCAGAAACGCTTGACCTTTTTGCGCTTGCCAAAAGCCCGCGCGTAGCCCTTTTCCCATGCCGCCCGATTGACCGGCCGGTATCGGCTGCCCTTGCCGGCGTCAGGCATTTTCCGGCGCCTTCTGCCGCGTGAGCCAAACCATCGCTGCGCTAGAACGGAATGTCATCATCGCCGCCCGCCGGCTGGGAACTCGCGTCTTCCTTTGGGGCCGGGAGGTCTACGCCGGGGGCCGAAAAGTTCTCGTGCGCCGCCTTGGGCTCATTGCCCTTTTTGGCGGCCCGAAGCATCGCATCAAGTCCCTTGAGCGTGGCCGCATCGCAGCCACCCTTGCGGCCGAAGAAGCCGACCTTGAGTTCGCCCTTGTATTCCTCTAGGGTCACGCCCTCGCGGACCTCGTTACCGTCGAGGGAGACGGTCTTGCCGATTTCGGGCGCGCTCTGGGTGTCAGGGTCAAAGCCCAAGTTCTTGAGTTGCCGGCGGCCCATTCCAGCGTTGCGCTCCGAAAAGTAGATTGTGCCGACAAGCACCGTGTCGCCGCCCTCCGGGTCGGAGACTGCGACGGTCACGCGCAAACCGGGCAAGCCGGTTTGACTTTGCACCCAAGAGGTCTTGGTCACGGTTGCCGGGTAAGTGCCACCAGGGAATAGAGGCATGGCTATTTCTCCCTTCGCGTCTTGGGCTTCGGTTCGGCCGGCGGCGGCTCTGCCGCCGGGGCTTCCGCGTCCAGCGCCGCACGCAAGGCCACAAGCCCGGCGCGCTGTTTGTCGCTGTGCATGTTTTCAATCGCGGTCCAAGAGGGCGTCCCGAAGGCCGACTCCATGAGGCCGATTCGGCGGGCCTTGGCGTCTGCCGTTTGCCCGCCGGCCCGCTTCTCGAACTCCGCCTTGATTTCCTCGGCGTTAATCTGGCGCTGGCGTTTCTCGCGGCTCCACGCGGTATTGCCGTCAACGTCTGCGCCGGTTGCCGTTTCGGTTTGCGCGTCAACGGTGCCGGCCTCGATGGCGTCAAGTTCGGACAGGTATTCCGTCCAGGCGTTGCCGGCGGGTTCCTTGATTTCCTTTCCAGTGAGCAGGCCGAGCCGGTCCTTGAGGATGTATGCTGTGTGTTCAAGCACAAACCGCCCGGCCTGCTCACGCTGATTAAGGACCATCTGGACAACGAGTGAGGGCTCAAAACCGAACTCCCCCTCCACCTTCATTTTGATTCCGGTCTTGACTAATTCCTTGTTGCCAGAATCGTCCTCCTCCTGCCCCCACTCGTAGCCGGCGCGCCCGCAAATCAGGATATGGAGCCGGCTGTTGAGGAAATAGGTCGGCCAGGGATACCAGATTTCTTTGATTCGGCAGATGTCTTGGAGCGTCATCCGGCGGCGCGGCGGCTGTCCCTGTGCCTCCCGCGCCTGGTTCAACTGGCGCATGTAGGAATCGCAGAGTTCGCGCCAAACATGCGTAATGCTGTCCACAATCAGCACCGGGGCGCATTCGTTTTTCCCGGCCTCGACCGCGCGCGCGAAGGCGCACATCTGGCCGAAGCTCCGGGCGTTCGCGGCGTGGACCGCCGGCCCGCCCACGTTAGACAGCACGCGCCGGACCTGAAAAGCGGTATTCTCTGTGTCAAACAGCGCCACCTTGCCGGTATACTTGTAGTGACGGCAAAGTTCGGCGGCCAGGAGCCCAACCGTGTGCGTCTTCCCGCTTCCGGCAAAGCCCAGGAATCCGGCCTTGAGAAACATCGTCAACTCCTTTCGCCACAGATCGGGCAGGTTGCGCGGGTCATTCGTCGGCCTCCCGCCGGAATGCGCGCCGCGATTCATCCTGCCTAACCATGTCATCGTAGAGTTCTATCGCCGCGCGCTCCAAGGCCAGGATGAACCGCTGCCGCTCAGTCAGCGGGCCGCGGCGTCCTTGCAGCCGGAGAATCTTACGCTTGCGGGTCATTTTTCACGCGCTTTCAAGTCCCAATACTTTTGCAGGCAGCCCTGGCACAACCCGGCGGAGTTGGATGCCGGCAAAATCCCGCAACCGTGACACGTCGCCTCCGCCGTTTTCGTCCGGGCGTCGATGGGGTAGCCGCAAGGGTCGCAGAAATACGCCTGCGGAATAGTACCATCCGAACGGCGAGCCGTCCTTCCGCACTTTGGGCACTTTGGCATTTCGGGCGTTGGGGCGGCGGCCGGATTTTCACCGGCTATGCCGTACGGGGCTGTCATCGCCTCCCGTTGGGTCGCTTGGCCCGTCGGGCTCACTTCCGGCCTCGGCGTACCCCGTCGCGTGTCCAGACCACGCCGCGCCGCCCCAATCTCTTGCCTTGCCGATTTGCCGACAATCCGCGCGCTCGGGAACTCTTGCGCGTGAGCCCGCAAGCATGATTCGCAGTAGAGCGCCGCGAATCCGGCGATGCTTGTCCAGCCCGCCTTGGTATCCGGCGCAATCAGCCGGCCGCACATGCCGCAGATTTGCCCGCTCATTGCTTGCCTCCTATTTCCCGCGGCTGCGCAATCGCGTCAACGGGCGGGCGGTTTTCGCGCGCCGCGGCGTCGAAAAGGTTGCAAAGCGCGTTTTCAAGGTCTGCCGCCGTTTCGTCTATGGACTGGTTCGGCGCCACGGTCGGCAGGAGCGCCAGCATCAGCGCCAGCCGCTTAATCGCCTGTTGCAACGTCATCGCCCGCATCCTCGCTTGGGGTGAAACAGCAGCACGCGGGGCAAACATGCGTATGTATGGGGTTCGTCGGCGACCCGAGACTCCAACCGCAATCATCGCAATTCCCGGGCTCACAGCGATTTATGCTACCCGCGCGGACCCCGCCCCCGCCACATTTGGGACACACAATATCAACCCTCATCGCCCGCCCCCTTTCGCAAACATCTTGGGGAATGCCTTGCGCAAATAATTCGCCTGCCAGAGCCACTCGGCACACCGCGCGGCGGCGTAGGCGGCGGCGTAGGCGGCGGCGCCGGCGTAGGCGGCGGCGGCGTCGGCGTAGGCGGCGGCGGCGTCGGCGTCGGCGGCGGCGGCGGCGGCGTAGGCGGCGTAGGCGGCGGCGCCGGCGTAGGCGGCGGCGGCGTCGGCGGCGTAGGCGGCGGCGTAGGCGGCGGCGGCGTTCTTGGCGGACGGATTTGCCAGCCACTTACGCGCCGCCGCGATGGCCTTGCGTGGCCTCTCGTCTCCGGGGTAGCGCTTCTCGAAAAGCGGCAACGCGCGAACGGCGAACGTGATGGCGATTTTCACGCTTTGGCGCTTCGTCAGCTTGCCCAGCTTGCGCAACCCCCACAGCATCCAGTCTGCCCGGGGGCATTTTGCCCAGGCGTCGGCCATCGTCTCAATGCCCCCCGCGGTTAGCCAATCAACCGCGTCCTTGCAAGCGCCGTGCGCCTTGCAGAAATCCAGCATCTTGCTCATCGCCCGCCCCCTTGCAGCTTGTCCGCAATCCAGTCCGCGCCGAAATAGGCCATGATCAGCAACAGTATCCCGGCGCCGATTACCAGCGTAGACCGCCAGATTTCGCGCTGTGTCGCGGTCACGTTCCGCCTCCCCGGCCCGAAAGCCGCCGCGCTCTCTCCGCAGTCATTTCTTGCCCTTGCCGCAATCCCAACCCACCAGAACCTGCTTGCGAACCGTGCGGGTCTCGAAGGCCACCGGAACCTGCTCCTGAACCGTCTGCTCCTTGTAAATGGCCTTGCAGGTTGCCGGGGCCTCATCAATTGCGTAAATCCTCATGGTTAGCCCCTTCGCGTTGGCTGTGTACTCCCACCACTTACAGCCATCTTCATAGTGTTTGTGCCAGATACAGTGCGGCAGGTGCTTTCGCAGCTCCTTCGCCTGAGCCTGCGTGTGCGCCTGAAACTCAAACCCCGTTTTCGTTGTGTCGAAGAACGTGCCGGCAGGTAACTTGCGCAGAACCCCGATGTGCTTATCGAGAATCGCACCAGTGTAAGCCACGTTACGCCTCCCTTTCGCGGCCCGAAAGCCGCTCAAATTGGGGCGGAGGGTAGAGGGGGTCGTTTCCTGCGGCGTGGTCCGAGGCGGTGTCTCGATGCCACCGCCGCGTCCGGCGGTAATCAGCATCTCGCCCACGCTCTAGATATCCCCGCTTCCGAGGGCTTCTTACGTCCCCGGCTCCGCAGCCGGTTCCGCCGGAGATGGCCGGCACCAAACCACCATCGCCCGTGGTCGGTTCGATGGTTGCCCTCATACCCCGTGCCCTCCGCTTTCTCCTAGCGCCCGGCCCGAAAGCCGCCGCTCTGCCTTCGCCTTGTAGGGATTGAAAGCTGTCAACGGGCAACCGGCGGCTGTGCATTTCGCCGATTCCAGCAGTTGCCAGCCGCAGCAATGCAGGCACATGACCTTGACCGCGTTCTTGAGCCCGCCACGGCCCGACAAGGCCAAAAGGTAACGTTTCTGTGACCTGGACGGGCAATCGGCAAGAACGGCTATCGCGCTAGGGTGGAGGCCAGAAGTCGCGTCCTGCGGCGGATTACATTGCGTTTTTGCAACCTTGCGGGCCGCCCTGGCGGCAACCCGGCCAGCCGCAAGCCGTTGACCAACAGAAAGTGGCCCGCCAGGATTGGCCGGCTCAGACTTGGGAGGCTGAGGCGCCGGCTGGGCGTCACTGGCGGGCCGTGTTATCGTATCACCGTTCACTTGCTTTTTTCCCAAGGCGGAACCGGATGACAACCGGGGGGGTCAAGCGGGGGACAGCGAAGATAGGCTATCAGGGCTTGTGCACTTGCAACCGAGTCCCGGAGACACCCCACGGCGTGATTGCAGAAGCGGCACAAAAGTCCCCGAATTTGCCGTGTCGTGTGGTCATGGTCTATATGCAGCTTTCCGGTCTCTCCGGTAAAGTCCTTGCCGCATATCGCACACCGGTTTTTCTGAATAGATAAAAGGCGAATGCGCAGGGCATCACGCATCTTTTCGGGTAGATATAACTGTCCGGGTCTGTGGTCTTTTGCTGGTGGCCTTGACATCTTAATCCTCCCAAGTCAACAGGGATATAGCAAACACCGTGCCAAAGGCTTTTTATTCGCAACCCCCCGGTATTGCAAGGCTTAGGGCGCAAACGGATACAGGACTTGCCCACCGAGTGACAATTTTGGGTAACACTTTTTGTCACCGCGATAATTTTTGTCATAGCCAAAAGCTACGGTTGCTCTACGTTGGTGGCGCAAGTGGCGCAAACGCGCGGCTTACGAGACTAGCGGTTGTCTGCCATCTGTGGCATGACCCTTGCTTATACAATATGTAGAGAACAAGAGCACGGCCGCCCGGCGCCGGTGAGACGGGCAGGAGGAGGAGAGGACGATGGGGATGTACTACGACGCCGCGATGGCCGAAGCCCGGAAGGTCTACGGCGCCGCGACGGCCGAAGCCCAGAAGGTCTACTGCGCCGCGACGGCCGAAGCCCGGAAGGTCTACGACGCCGCGACGGCCGAAGCCCGGAAGGTCTACGACGCCGCGACGGCCGAAGCCTTTTACCGCGCGGCCATCGCCAAGGCGGAGCGCAAGTAGCCGCGCGAGCGGCAGGAGGAGGATGACAGATGCGTATCCTGCGTGACGAGATGGGGCGGGAGTACCGGGGCCGGACGTTGCGGGCGATTTGGCGGAGGATGTGCCGCGAGCTATCCGTGGCCGGGTCGCGGTCACTGGCGGTCGCCGACAGCTGGGAGGACTGCGGCCAAACGGCGGTGTATCCACTGATCCGCGCGAGCCTGTACGATGGAGATGATGCCATCGTGTCACGTGACGGGCGCATACTCATGGGGTCGCACAATTCTCGCGCGACCTGGGGGCGTGTTTTGTAGTCCGGCCCGGAGCCGGCCGAAGGAGCTAACGAGGGGGACCGAGGCCGCCCGGCGCCGGAGAGCCGGGCAGGAGGAGGAAGGGAAATGAGTAGAGCACTAATCGGATGCACCATCAACGAATACCCGACCGACCGGCAGGCCATGAGAGAGGCGAGGGCCATCCTGGCCTCAATGATTCGCGGCGCGGTGGCCACCGTAGACAAGGGGGCTTATCGGGTGAGGCTGGTGCATCTGGGTGGTGGCAGGGTACGGCAGAGCGGTTCTCGGCTGCCAGGGAACATCATCTAGCCGCGCGAGCGGCGGGAGGCTAACATGGCTTGCGAAACGTACCAGGTGGAGTCGAGTCACGGCGCGATGGCCGCGGAAATCACCCGTCTCCGCGCCGACAAGGCGGCGCTGCTGGCGGCGCTCCGGGACTACGCGAGACAGACAGAGTGTTGCGCCGGCAAGCTGGCCGCCGGCAATCGGCCGGGTCACCAGGAATACATCGGCAAGAAGCGCGCGGCAGAGTGGCTACACGTCTTGGTGGGGGAGGCTCGCGCGGCCATCGAGCAGGCGGAGCGGCCGTGACCGGCGCGGAACTCCGGGCGCTCAGGCAGGCGGCCGGGCTGACGCAGCGGCAGGCGGCGGAGCGGTTGGGCTGTTCGGCTCAAGAGGTCCACCGTTGGGAGCGCGGGCTTGTGCCGATTCCGGCGCTTAAGGTGCCGGGCATAATCGCCGCCCTGCAAAAATAAGCGCGCCGGCCGGAGGGGGGCCAGCGCGCGGCGCCTTGGGCCTTGCGGCCCGCGGCGGGGTTGCTTCGTGCGACATCTATGTCATCTCTACAGTCTTGACCGTTCCGCCGTGATTGTAGCACAGGTAGCACTTGGAGTCGTCGGTGTCTGTCCAAAAGCACATTTGGCCGGCGGGGAGTTGCGCCACAGTCGGTTCCGCAGCTTGGTTGAACACGGCAGGGGTCAACGACCCAACGTAGATATACCCCCACTTGAGCACCTTGCCCTCCGTGATGGCCTCGTCGGTCTCGAAGGCGAACTCGCCGGTTTCGTAATCAATCGTGCCCGACACCAAGTGGATATTGCCGGTGCCGCCGAGTTCGACGAGGTTGCCCTCGCCATCGTCCCCCATGACAAGCCACTCATCTGCCAGCGAATCGTCAACCTGGATAATGTGCTGGCCGCCGCTCAGGTTGCCCGGAACGACATTGCCGTGGTCGAACTGGTCGGCCTGCTCAGTGCCCGCAACGCAGGTGTGCCCCGACTCATCGTCGAACGCAACGTCAACCAGCGAACCGATAGGCGCCATGACCCCGTTGTCGTAGAGCACCTTGTCGCCGTCGCCCGTGAGCCCGGAGTGGTCATCGCCGGAGGTTATCGCGTGGGCGCGGTCGTGGGCCTTGTCCACCGCCCCCTTGACGGCAGAGGTCGCCACATAGTCGCCGTCCCCTTCGGTTCCGATTGCGTTGGTCATGGTCAGGCCCTCAGTGCTTAATTATCCGGGTAATGCAGAGGTAGCTCTTGCTGCCGCCCACGTCGTGCGCCACCGGACCGTAGGACGCCCCGGAGGTCCCATATATCTCCCCGCCCGGCAAGCTCACCACCTGCCCGGCGCCGGCGGCCACCTCGACGTAGCCGGGCCAGTACACGGCGTGGCCATGATCCCACTGCGCATGGTCCCCCACAGTTACCGCTCCGGGAACGCGGTCGGCCTCGGCCAGGCCGTCGCTTGCACCGATAGCATAGCCCGTGCCGGCGCCATACGTTGCGCGCTTGCGGGAATCGGGCAGATTAAACGTAGTGGAGCCGTCCCCAACGCCAAAGGTAGTCCCGATTGCGGCGAACAGCGCGGCATACGTTGTGCGAGATACCGCGCTGCCGTCACAACCAAGCCAGCCGGCGGGGATTTCCTCGGCGCCGCCGTACCAGTCCATGCCCATGCCGGCGCTAAAGCCGGAGCGCGGCGTTGCCAGCTTGGCGACGTGTACCGCCTGCCCGGTGCGCGCGGCAAGTCGTTCGGCCCGGCGGCGCTCTTGCTTGACCTTCAGGCTGTCGCTTTTCACGCGGTATCGCCCCCGAGATGCAGGGTCATGGATTCCTGCCCTTCGCCCAAGTGGTAGTCAATTGATTCGACGATGGCATTCAGCGCGAGGGTCGGGCGGGCGCCGCCGCCGGTGAGGTTGCCGATTTTCTGGCCGGGATAGATTGTCCAATCGCAATCCTTTATCGTGAGCCGGCCGGAAAGGAACGGATGGGCGCGCGTGGCGAGCGTGCGGGTTGCCAGCGCGTCAAGGCGCGCTTGGTCGCTCTTGAGCACGTTGGGGCTTGCGCCGCTGCCCTTTGTGGTATCCGCTGCAATGGCGTCAATCGTCGGGTCGCCGCCGGAATCCGTCGGGATAACCGCGCCGGCCTGCGCCTCATAGACAAACGTATGCGCGTCAATCACATCTTCCAGCGTCGGCCAGCCGGAGGGTTTGTCAGTCACGGCGGCCGAGGTGGTCAGCCGCGAATCATCCTCGACGGCGATAGTAAAGCGCACATCGTAGGCGCATTCGCCTTCGGGATCATAGCCCCAGCGTTCGCCGGTGTCGGGGTCAATGCCGGTAACGAGCAGGCTGCCATCCTCTACCGCCCTTACCGATACGTGTTGGGGAGCGCGTTCCCATGCCGCGTCTATATACCGCCACGCCCGGATATCCAGCCGTTGCGGTTCGTCGGTTGCCTGCTCGTCACTGGCAAACGCTTTGCAGAGCAATCCGGGCAAGGCCCGGCGCCTGCCGGACAGAAAGTCGGCGTGGTTGAAGACGGCCGACCAGTCAAGGTCCCCGGCGATAATATACCGCTGGAATGGCGACGGGTTTTTCTGGTCGGGGTCATCATCATCCGGCCCCTTGGCGGCCAGATAGGCGGTTTCTTGCGCCGTAGTCCAGCCGCCCATGATTCCGCCGAAGAAGCCCTCCCCGCTGCCGCTGTCCACCGTCAACTCAAATCGCCGCTTCGCCCCCAGCGCCTTGACCTGCGTAGCGCACTTGGCCCAAGACCAATGTAAGTCGGCTTCCAGGCAGGTCGGCGGGGTAGTCCCGACGCTTCCGCCGAGTGTGCCGCGGGTATAGTCTACTGCGGTTTCACCGTTACCGGCGAGCGCATCATAGATTTTCAGGCGATACGTTGACTGCGCATCATCCCATACACAGCACCATTCGTAGTGCCCGGCCTTGGTAACGATGGTATCTATCGCTTGCGCCAGGGACATTCCGCCGAGCGCCAGGTCTTGCAGAATTTGGTCGTCGCTGCCTTGCAGGAAAAGGAAGGCCCACGTACCATCGGCGGCGGCGGCGGGCCATGCCGGGTCTTCCCCGTCGCCGCTCAGATAGTTGACGGTTTGGACCGCCCCGTTGCCATCTGCCATGCCCCATTCGCGCCGCAGGTAGTTTAGCACGTTGCCCAACCGCCAGAAGCCCGCGAATATCGCCGCCCCGTTGACAGACGTAACGCCGTCGCGCGTATTCAGGTGGCTATTGATTAGCCTTTCCAATTCCGTGCCGTCTACTGCGGAATATTGGTCGGGCTTGCTGTCTTCGTTGAAGACCGGCAGGGTATCGGCGTTCCACTTAGCGTCCGATTGGTTCCAGCGCCAGAACGCCGAGCCGTAGACGCCGATGCGGGACATATGCCAACGGGCGATTTCGGTTATCGTGATGGTCCATACGTCGCCGCCGTTCGCGTCAACCGACAACTCCATGTCGGTAACGACGCCGCAGAAGCAGCACACCGGGTCAACCTTTTCGGTAGTATCCGACTCCATGACCTTAATCAGCGAGAATTCCGCAAGGAAGCCCGTCGGCGTCGCCGGATAGTACATGGTTGCGGTAGTCCCGGCGTGCGTTCGCCGGTCTGCTTGTGCGGAAAGGTTGTCGGCCAGATAAATGCCGTCGCCCGGCGGCTCCCCCTTGGCGGCGGCTACTACCTGAAAGGTACAGGTATCCGGTTCCGGGCCGCTGGCCTTGTGTATGGAGTCGGGGCGGAAGACCGGAATCAGGTCGCTGTCAAGGTCGCCCCACGATACGCCGGACAGGTCGAGCGCTTCTGTCCAGACGGAATCCCCTATTTGCAAGAAGCGATACTTGACTTTGCTTTCCGCGGTCATTAGCCGACGCTCTCAAAGGCAAGCTCAAAGTCCAGGCAGTATCGGCCGCTGTAGCCCCACGCGCGGCCGAAGGTCACGCCGGTTACGATGCCGCTAGTGATTGCAAAGCTGGCATCGTAGAAACTCAGCGCCCCGGCAGTCTGCGCCTTGGCAAGCGCGGCTACGGCCGCGCGGCCCGTTTCGAGGTGCGCCAGGCTGGCGGCATCGATAAAACCCACAAGCGTACCCGCGTGCGGCCCCGCGCCGAGCTTCTTGACCGCCTGCCCGTCCACGCCGGGATAGGTGATACGCTGCAAGCGTTCGGTCGGGGGCGTCAACCCGGTAACGTCAGTAGCGAAGTAGTTGGTATTGCCGGTATTATTGACCGGCCGCAAAAACGTCACGCCACCGATGCTCGCTATGTGTGTGGGCATTAGTCCAGCCCTCCGGCGTCACGCAACCGAATCGAACTTGCGCGCACGGTTTTTATCTTGACCTCGGGGGGGGGCGCGGCCCTGGGTTCTCCGCTGAACATCCCGATAAGCGCTCCGGCCGTTCCGCGTTTGGTCATAAACTCATACAACGCACGGCCGGGGCGTCCCCTCATTAGTTCCGTTGCGGAGCGCATTTCTGTGGCGCTTCCGATTAGTGCGGCGCGCCCCGCTCCCGTCGAGAATTCGCTCCACTGTTTTTCCATCGCCGTTAATGTGTCACCCGGTGTCGGCGCCCCCCGCGGATGTTTGGCTAGAACGGCGTCAATCTGCTTAAGGACGGCAAGGGTCCTGAGCCGGGATTCCGTAGTCTTGTCTAGCTTGTTCGTGTGTATGCCTTCAGCCGCAGCTAGCGCCCGGATTTCCTTGGCCTCAATCGGTTGCAGGCCGATGCGCTTCAGGGAAATATCTCGGCCGGTGCGCAAGGCGTCGTTGACGATTTCCATGTTATCGGTCAGTTCACCGCCCATAACATCGGAGTTGCGCTTGGCGAAGGCGGTCAGCTTTTCAACCGCGGCGGCATTCAGGTTTTGGTTCTGTGCCATCATCCGGGCCGCAGCGCCGGCTAATTCCGCGGACGTGGCTATGCCGTGCACGGAATCGCGCATTCGGTTCAAGCCGGCGCGCGTTCCCCCCAAGCGCTCAAATGAGCGAATGGCCCTGTCTGCCGCGGCGGCGTCGTGCATGGAACCAAGCAGCATCCGGCCGCCCGTATAAATTCCGGCCCCAATCATCAGGCCGCGGATTGACATAATGGACGCCCCGACGCCCTTTAGCCGGCCCTGCCAGGTTAGGGCGGCGGCGGCGGCGGCGCGCTGGGAGTCAACGGCGACATTCATCCGCAGGGCTTGGCCCATCATTAGCCCTTCGGAGCGGATAAGTTTGGCCTGTTTTTCCACTCCGGCCATTTCGCCCCGGAGAACCTTGAACTTGGCCGCGGCTTCCGCTATGCTGTCTGCCCGGATGGTAATTTTTGATTCCGGCATCGGCGGCTCCTAGAACAGCTTGTCCAGCACAGACAGCGGGTCGGGCGCGGACGTGTCGGGGAATCGCGCGTCGGCCCACGTCGGGTAGTCGGGCCATCGGCCGGCAGACACCAGGCCGGTCAATACGTCCTTGGCTTCGTCGAGGCTCATTCCGTCGCCTTTGATTCCGCAACTGCGGAGCCCGGCGCACACCCATTGGCGGATGCACCGGGCGCGCTGGAGTTTTTTGGGTCAGCGCCCCCGCCATGTGTACCCCAAGCATCGTCTATCATGTCGGGAACTTGCGCGTCCAGCGCTTTCACGTCTGCCCACGTCACCTTCGGCAGAATATCGGGCGCGCACGCGGAGAGAATGGCGGTCAAGGCGTCACGGGTCCACTTGAGGCCGTCGGCCTTGGCGTCAGCCGCGTGGTCACGCTGGATGAAGGCAAGTAGCGCATCAGCCCGCGCGTCAATCGGCGCGGGCGGGATGGTGAACTCGACGCCGGAGAGCAACTTATACGAGCGCATTTTCTTCGCCCTCCGCAATCAATTCCACCAGCCCCGGTTCGCCCGGCACGTCACGGCGCGGGCGGTAACGCACGGCCTCCCAATCCGGCAGACGCCCGGAAGAATCCGGCGGCCCCTCGACGATAAACCAAATTCCCGCGCTGGTATTGCGGACGCTGAATGCGCCCTCCGCTGATTGCCAGTAGCCGGGGCGACCGTCGGCTTCCATCGGCGGCGGCCCCAGCTTCTTGACGCTTTGCTCGCGCGCCCAAGTCAGCGCGGCGTCACGGCCGGACACGTCATCGTCCGGCTGCAAGTGGCCGCGCACGGCCGGGCGAACCTCCATGTATCGGGCCGCCCTTACGGTATAGACTGTCTCCGGGTTAATCATCCACGCCTTGCGGCGCTTCCAGCTTACAAACTCTGCTTTGCGTTCCCTCACCTTTGCAAACCCTCCTATGTTACGGACAGCGGGTCGGTCGTCCCGTCCGCGCTAACCAGGCCCCACTCGGCCGAGGCACCATGCGATACGCTCGCGTGGTCGGCGCCGCCATCGCACTTGAGAAGCATCGCGGAGCCGCCAATGGTCAGGTCGGACCCGCCCCCCGCGCCCTTCAGAACGCACTCCAGCGTGGAGGCCGCCGCGCCCGGCGTCAATCCTAACATCCCGCCGGGGCAATCGCTTGTGGCGGTTACGCGCCGGTCCTGTTTGACTACCGCCTGGAAGGTCAGATAGGAGTCTACGCCCGCGCTGTGCGTGACGCGTTCCCCGTCCTTGGTAACGGTGCATTTGGTAAGCTGGGTCAGCGCCCCCGAAAAGGACACCGTGCAATTCATGGTCAATCCAGCAGCCATGTCTCTCTCCTAAACAGCGCCTATTGACGCGCCCTCGTACGAAAACGCCTCTGTGAACTGTGCCTGGAAGCCGGCCTCGAATGCCGCGCGCACGCGCTCCATTGGCGAACCGTCGGGGATTACGAAATACTCCCGCAGGTCGTTGACGCAATCCATGTACTTGCCGACCCGATACTTGCCCCGGCCGCCGACTGACGGATTGGGCCGAAGCTCAATCGCATCCGGCTCGCCGGAAGACGGCAGGAGTTTGGTACGCGGCTCCATGACCGCCGCCTGCAAGAGCGCCCCGGTAAGTATCAGGTTCGGTTCTGGCGCGTGCGAAATTTGCCGGCCGGGTGCCGCCTTGCCTGCCGCCTTGCGCATGGCGTATACCGGGTCAAGCGGCGGCCACTGTGAGTTACTCCCTTGTCGCTTAAAGTTCTGCTTCACTTCCTCCAGGGCTTGCACTCCCGCCCGTTGCAACCCGCGCTTGACGGCCTTGTGCATTAGCCGGTCATCGGCCAACCACCGTTGCCATGAATCGTCAACGCGGAACTCAAATTCCATTATGCCGCCCCTTCGCGTGCGCGGAGTTTTTCAAGCCACGCCTGCCGCTTGCGGCGTTCCGATTCCGATGCGATTGATTCCCAGGCTACGGGGATAGGCAGCAGTACGCCGGCATCCCCCGCGTGGAAGCCCGTAGTCCATGCAAAGGAACCGGGGCGCTTTTGGTCAAGGGCTTGCCGGGCGGATTCCCACTCGCGGCGGCTGCGCATCTTCAGGTGCTGATTAGCGCCCCAGCCGGTCGGGGCGGCGGCGGCCCGTGCATCGGCGGGCAGATAGTAAAGGTACTTGTCGGCCCCGATGGCCTCCCCGGCGGAGGCCAGGGAGGCGCGATAGACGGCGCGCGGGTGAGTTGTGTACGAAAGGTACAATTGGTTGCTTACGGGGTCTATCTGGTCGGCGATATCCAGCACGGCCGCGCGGGCATTCAGGCCGGAGGTCGCATCAATAATGGCGGCGCTGGCCTGGTGGGCGAATTGCTCCAGGGAGCGAACGATATTGTCCATCCACGAGGCGGATTGGCCGTCGGCCAGCGCTTCGTCTAGCTCGGCCCCCGACTCGAAGCTGTCGGCAACCTTGCGGGCCTGCGGAATCTGAGCCTTGCGCAGCGCGTCGGCCCCGGAGGCGGCGGCTTCCCTGGCGCTGGCCTTGGCGTCTTCCACCAGTTTGCGCCCCGCTCCGGCATCGGGATTCCACAGGCGGTTATTGATTTCTACGCCGTCACCGCCGCGGCGCATCCGCCGAAGGTGCATTACGTCAAACTCCCGGTCAAGCCACGTCCAAATGCGCTCGTCAGCGGAGGCCCGAAAGCCCCAGACGTTGATTTCCTCGGGATTGAGCATCCGGCCAGAGCCGATGGTCTTGTGGAGCGAATCGGACAATTGCCGGCGGAGCATAACAGCCCGGCGGGTCGCCTCGCGGTCATAGGCCCGCCATGCCGCCTGCAACTTGGCGGAGTATTCGTCAGTGACCCCGGCCATGCCGGCGCGGTACATCTCATAGCGCCGCGCCTCCGAGGCCAGTTCGTCCGCCGAAAGGCCGGGCATTAAACGGCCTCGGGAACCGTCGCCGTAATCCGCAGATGGGTATGCACCTCATTGTAGCCTTCGTTGCCGTGCGGCCCGTCAACTCCTATCCGTACATTTCCGCCGCCAGCCGCCCAAGACGCGGAACCGCCGGTGCCATCGGCGCCCGATAGCAACTCCTGGCGTAGCGCGTCCACGAAATTGAGCGCGGTTAGCAAGTCATCGGAGCCTGATTGGTCAAAGGCTTCGCAGATGGTTATCTCAGCCGCCAGTTCGCCGAGCGCGGTATCTTCGTTGCGGGGGCTCCACGATTCCGGCGCCGGCCGCACATAGATAACCGGGCCAGCCGCAATAATAGCCGCGTGGGCCGTGGAGCCGGAATCGGTATTGACGGCCCGCCCCAGCTTGACGTGAGCGGCCGGCAGGCCATCGGTTATCTTCGCGGCAAGCGCGGCGGAATTCTTAACCGCATCGCGCAATGCCTGAATGAAGGTAGCATACGTCCCGACGGCCCCGCTCGCCGGCCCGGCGGTGTAAATCTCCGCGTCAGACCATTCGGAGATTCCGCCGCTAGTATGCAGGCTGTAGGCCGCAATCAGATAGGTATGGCCGGAGGTCAGGCCGGTTATGTCTACCGTGCCGTCGCCGGACCGGTAGCCGCCCGCCGCCCACTCCATATCCGCAAAGTCGGCATACTCGACATAGTTGGTAACGCCGGCATCGCCGTCAACCGTCACGCGCGCGGAGGTGTCCGAAAGGCGCGCAACGGAAATTGCGGGCTGCGCCGGGTAGGTTACCTCTCCGCTGGAACCGGTCCCTTCGACAAGCTGAACGGTATCGGGCGCGATAACGCTGTCAACCGCGGGGAAATCCCCGCCGCCAGCCGTTGCATCGTCGGCATTGATTTCGCCCGCGTACTGCTGGGTAGCGCCGTCGCTGTTGACCTGGACCATGAGCCGCGCGTAGCGCTTGCGGGTGGTCAGCGTAGTGACCTCTTTGAGCAGGGCCAGCGAAAGCCATGTCTCGTTATAGGCCGGCGTTCCGTCGTCGAAGCTATACTTGAACAGAACGTTAGTTGTCGCCCAAGAGCCGACCGCCGCAAGGTTCGTGAAGACCCAGCCGTCAAAGGTCTTGCCGGCGCCCGCGTCGGCCACGTAGGTCAGCGTCGGGCCGTCGGTGGCGTAGCCGTACAGACATTCGTAATCGTCAATTTCCCACGGCGTTGCATAAGCCGTGTAAGGGAGAATTTGCAAACCCAACGTAGCCGGGAGGCTCGCTCCCAAATAGTACCGTGCATAGAGGCCCCAAGACCCACCGGCGACGCGCTTCCAGATGGTCTCGGTGTCAGCCGCCGGGTCCCACTCAAACTGGAATTCATACTGCGTTCCATTGACCCAGGGAGTGGCCGTAATTTTGCCGGTCACTTCGGTTACAAGATACTCGTTGGTGGCACTAGTATACGCCTTCAGGCATAAGCTCCGAGCGTTATTCAGTTCGGTAGCATCATTAAACCCCAAGGCGCAGACTCCCGGCGCTGTTTTGAGTGCCACCTTGATTCGGAAGGCCCCCGGCGTGGTAGTCGCCTTCAGTGTAGTCAGCCATGCTCCGTTATTGTTGAAGGCACCAGCCCCCTTAATAGTCATTACTCCGCCAGTAACGGCAATATTCGCGGCGGAGTCTACCTCTGTGAACGGGCCGAAGTCGCCGGGAGTGGTGAAGGCGAAGGTGTCCACCGATTGAAGCAGAAGCTCGTATTGCGTCTCGCCAGTTATCGGGACGGGCTGGCCTTTCAGCCCCAGCTTGGCCGCGTCGCTGACCGTCGGGGGCGAAGCCCAGGGAATTCTCACGGCTTGACCACCTTAATCGGTTCGGCGTCTACGGGCAGGGCCAACGCGGCGGCGCGGCATATGTCGCGGTCCTTGCGGAAAGCGTCGGCCAGCGCCGCCCCAACCACTTTCGCCAAGTCCGCTTCGGACAGCACCGGCGGCGTCGAAAGCGTACCCAGGAGCGCCGCCTTGTCGCCGGAGTTTGCCAAGACCTGATTGCGCTGCGCGGTCAGGAATGCCGCAACGTCCACCGGCTCTGGATTCACCGGCGGGACCGCGGCCAGCGCGTCCTTTGCCTGCAATAGCGCCTCAGCCCAAGCCTTGAGTTTCAGCAGCGTGTCGCGCTCCATGTCCTACCTCCCCGTCCCGGCCTGCCCGTGGTCCACCTGCATTACGCGGTAGACGCCGAGCCGGATAAGCGCGCCGCACTGTGGGCAGTAGCCCTCGGCGACGGCGCGGTCCTTGTCCACCGTTGCCCAGATGGTTTGCCCAACTTCGCTGCAGGGGCAGCGGAAATCCATGCGGCTACTCCCGTTGTCCAACTCAAACCTCAGCACCGTCGGCAACCCGCCGTGCTTGGTTACTTGCACGTCAACCCCCATGCAGCTTCGTCCACAGGTTGCTTGCCAGCGCGCTCACGGATGCCGCAAGGCAGGCCCAAAGGAGCTTGCCCTGCCAGCGGCGGCCGGCGCACCGGCGTTCTATCTTTTCAATCCGCTGCCCGTGCGCGTTCTGGACTGCGGCCATTTGCACTACCTCCCCGTGGTATTCGCCCAGCTTGCAGGAGAGGTAAATGCGCCAGGAGCCCTCGGGCATTTGCGAGAGTTCGCCAAAGGATGGTTCCTTTATCGGGACTGTCCAGTTATCGTCGGGCATGGTGTCTAGTCCTTTTCCGCTTCGGCGGCCCCTTGGGGTACTTGACCTTCAGCCATCGGATACGCAAACGGGTTAGCAGCCGGGTTAGCCATTTGCGCACACTAGCGCCGCCCAGGCTTGACGCCATCGCCGGGGGTATCCCATTCTCCGGTGTAGTATCGCGCGGCAAGTTCCCACTCGACAAATACGCAGGCGGAGAGCAGCACCAGCCGGCCCAGGTCCACCATGTAGCCCCATGCCGCGTCAATCCAGATTGCGCCGGCAATGCAGGCCGCGCCGGCCAGCAGGCCGAAGACGATATCCCGCCAGCGGACCTGTCGGCCGAGCCACGCCAGCGCGAAGCTCCACCAAGCGGTAGCCGCCGAGAATGTGCCGAGCACCCGGCCCGCCGCGCTGGCAAGCCCGCCAAGCAGCAGGCCGATGCCGGCAACCAAGAGCCAATGCCGGGTCTTCGCCTGGCGCTCTTCCTCGCGCAAGAGCTTTTGCGCGTGCTTTTCCAGCGCGGTAACGTGAGTCGGCTTCAGTTGTTTGATTGCGGACTGGAGGCGCTTGACCGTAGCCTCCTGCTTTTCCGCAACCGTCGGGGGCTTGACGCCCGGCTCCGGCTGGGGCGTGGTCTTCGGACAGCCCGCACCCAAAAGGAGTACAACCGCACCCAAAATGAGTACAAGCCGCCTCATACCGCACTTCCCTTCATGCCGCGGCGAATCCCCGCCGTTGCTCTTGCATCTCGGAAGCCACGAAATTCTATAGCCCGCCCCGAACCGTAAGGCACAAGGCGGAACTGCAAAACGTGCACCAGGCCGCAATCGCAACAGGCCATCCGATATTCGGAGCGTCGGGGCGCAACCCATTCTCCGTCATAAACCTGGGGGTATCGACGCCGTTGACGCCTCATACCGCAGCCCTCCTAGTGGTCTTCTTCGTTGCGCTAACAAGGAACAGGGCGTCCCACTTGTCAGTTGTCCAGCCGTCCATAACCACGTAGATGTCATCCCCCCAATCAATTTCATCGTTTTCGGATGGCCCGTCGAATCCGGTTTGCAGGGGGATACGGAAGACGCGGATTTCTGTTTCAGTAGTCAAGCCGCTGGCCGCGGGCGCGGACACATGCGCGTCAAGGGGTTGTACCCAGATGGTAGCCGGCGTCCCGCCCTGGTGGGTATAGTCAACCTCGACGCCATCCGCCTTTTGCGCGACCTTCAGATAGGCCGCGGCCAGCTTGCTTGTCAGCGTAGAGCGCTTGGAGGCCATTAGACTACCACCCGGCCGCTCCGGCTATCCGGCGCATCGGCGATGTTCACGGGCTTGACTTTGACGCCGATAATCTGGACAATGACTTCGCGCGCCTTTTCCAGTTCGGTTTCCTCGTTGATGTAAATCCCGTCGCCCCCGCCCTTCAGCGCAAACGAGCTGGTAAGGCAGGAATCGAACGTGGAAATCAGGCCGCCGAGATAGGCGAGCGCGCCGGCCGATAGGGAGGCCAGTTGCGTATCCACGATGGTTTTGATGTCGGAGTATACCCAAGTGCTGGACGTGCTATCCACGCCCCAGAGGGTAAATCCGTTGGTCAGGAAGATGATATGATAGCGCGTCCCGCCCTCGGCATGGAGCCCGCAGGCCAGGTAAACGCTCTGTGTTTGCGCGGCAGTCAAAGCCATCGTCAAGCCCTCGCGATATGCGCGGCGTATAGCCGCCGGTAGTATTTCGGCCAGTCTTCACGCGCGAAGTTGGCAACCACCTTGCCGCCGGCTTGCGCAGCCATCTCGGCTATGCGCTCCGGGGCGAAAACCGAACAGGCGTTAAGGCAGCGCTGGTAGGGCGTGATATCCGGCTGGCGCGGGTCGCGTTCGCCCGGCCAGTTGAAAGGCCCGTTGTAGTGCAAGGCGAACAGGCCAGAGCGCTTCAGCGCCGGGACGACGGCGGCAATCTGGGCCTCCAGCACGGTAGGGGGCTGGTGCGGCGACACCCAATGCGAGAGCGCCAGGTCAAAGGTATCTGCCGGCAGGGGGGCGCCGTCAAGGTACGTCGCCTTTGCGGCCGTGGCGCGGGCCAGGGCGGCGGGGGCAATATCCAGCGCGTGTGGTTCGCAGCCGGCGTCGGCCAGTCTTGCTATCCACGTCCCGGTCCCGACCCCGATGCACAGAACTACCGCGCCGGGCCGCACGCGATCCCCGACGCCCAGGAAATCTATGTGTGTCTTCAGCGTGCAACCCGATAGGGAGTTACCCCCGGCGGTTTGCCAGAACGCGGCAAGCTCTTCATGGAGGTTCACGGCTTGCCCCCCGGCCATATCGGTTGCCCGTTATCGTCGTACTGCTGCCCGACGAATCCATCCATCGGCGCGTGACCGGGGAACGGCTGCGGCGGAATCACAATCGGGTGTTCTGGGAACGCCAGCGGCACGGATGAATGAGTCAGGCAGGTTTCGCGCACAAACGGCCAGATTTCCCGCGAGAGATAGGCGCTGTCCATTCCCTTTTCGGCATGGCCGCCGTAGACCTCGATGCACCTGACCAATAACCACGAAGGGAGGGCGTTGCCCATGATTCCCCACATGCCGCCGAGAATCGGGATGCTCCGGTGGTGCTGGTGGTCGTGCATGGCGTGGCAGGCGAGGCCGCTGTCAATCCAAGCGGCCACGGCGGCGCTCGCCCGCGGATTCAACCGGCTGTCCGCGTCGCGGAAGAGGCAGTAGCTTACGCCCTTATCCCATGCCGGCAGGAACCGCCAGAACATGCCGGAGTGGCCGAAGCTCTTGCCCACGCGGTGAATCTGGCAGCCGAGCGCCTCTAACGGCTTGACGTTGATGCTGTCTTCGCAGTACACGCGGATATGCCAGCCGGGATAGAACTTGGCGGCCAGCTTGGCATTCTCGACCATGCCCTTCAGGTACATGGGGCGGTCGCCGTAAAGACTGAAGCTGATTACGCGCACAGCGCGGCCTCCATGCGCTTGCGCCAATAGGTCAGGGTTAGCCGTTGCATGGCGGGGGAGTGGAAGCGCGCGCGGAGCCGCGGCAGTTCGGCCTCCAGCCGTTCAGCGCCGGCCTCCGGCCAGTCCTCGACTTGCAGCGCCGGCATCTCGTCAAGCACATCGGTATAGACTGACCGCCGCACTATCGGGATGGTGCCCAGCGCCAATGCCTCCCATGTTCGGTGACAATCCGGGCCGGCCCCGGCGGGCGAGAGCGTGTAGTCATGCGCGGCCAACTCGGCGTAGTAATCGGCCTGCGGCAAGTCGCCGCTCATAGTTGCCCAGCGGAAGGGCCGGAAGGCGTTATACAGTCGGACGCGTTCGGCGCTCTTGTATGCCGAGTGCGTTCGGCGGTGGTTGATCAGGAGCAGGTTCTTGCGCGCGCGCGGGCGCGTCGCCTGGGCAATCAGCAGCCTCAGAATATCCCCGCTGCAAGCGGTAAAGCCTATCGGAAGCGCCTCTACGCGCGCGCCCAGCGCGGAAGCCGGGTCTATCCCGCAGTTGGTAGTAAACCAGCGTTTGACGTTCCGGGGAAGCCGCGCGGCCATTGCGGCAGTAGCAACCGCGTCACTCCCCGAGGATATCAGCACGGTCGGCCGGTTGCCGGCGGCCAGCCCCTCAGCCTCGGTAGCCACGTTGCAGGTCCGGCAGTACCGGATAACGCCGCCCGGCGCTTCGCCCGCCAGTTGCCCCAGCCGCCGGCAGTTTATCGGGTCGGTTCGCCACGTCACGCGAACATCCTCCGATAATGCGCGGTCAGGTTGACGTGCCGGTCGTACTGGTGGACGATGCACGGCAGCCCCGCGCGGTTGCGGAGCCAGCCGTCCGGGGCGGGCAGGAGCGACTCGCGCGGCATGTAGCCGACGGTATAAATCGGGCCATCCTCGTTACCGTGAATGACCGCCCCGACGTTGCCGGTATAGCACAGCAGCGCGTGGGTCACTTGGTCGGTCATGGTGCGGGCCAGGAGCGTAGCCGGCAGGCGAACCAGCGCGCCCCATAGCTGGTCTAGATACGCCTTGACCTCAGCCCCGCCGCCGCAGAATGTACCCGAGCAGATGATGGACCGCCCGGCCAGGTCGGCAAGCGCCTTTTCCCCGTGGCAGCTACGCAATGCGCCGGAGTTGTACGGACAGGAGCCGATGGTCATGGCGCTGTGTTCGCAGAAGACGTGCAAGTCTTCGCTGGGCAGCGCCGCCTCGGGGTTGCGCTGGAAAACCAAGTCGCGCAAATCGCATACAAGCAGTTGCTTCGGCAGCGGTACGGTCTTGAGGAATTCCCGGAAGGCCAGGAATCGGCCGTTGCCGATTTGATAAGAGCCGGCAAGGCGCTGCGCAATCCAGATGACATTGATGCCCCGCAGGCAGTCCCATTCCGGGTGCGGCGGGGCCACCAGGGCAAGCTCGCCCTGATAGCCCGAGCGCGCCAGGGAAAGTGCGAAGGGCCGGACCTCGGCCTCCGTATAGTTGGTAGCCGCCGCCAGAATCACGTGCGCTCCCAGGCCGGCTCGTCTAGGCTCATTACCCCGCCCCTATTTTCTTGGCAAGCCGCTCGTAATCCTGCAACCAGGCGGAATTCGCCTGTTGGTCAAAGGCCCAATGCAGCGTGATTGTCGGCCCGCTCCGGTTGTACTGCGCGGCCACATCATGTACCGACCCGTAGGATTTCTCCCATGTGCCGATATGCAGAATCAGCCGGCCGTGATTGAGCTTGTTCTGCTGTAGCTCGCGGTGGAGCGAATCCAGCGTATGCAGATTCAGCACGGGGGTTTCCTGCAAGGCGTCAAGCACGGCTTGGGTGTAGGCGTTGAATGGCGGGACGAAATGGGAATCATCGTAGCGCTGGACGGCGCGGAGAATGCCATCGCATTCCGCCCAGCGGGCAAGGAATCGGCAGGCGGTCATCCCCTCAAACTCGCCGCCATGCGCCCACGTATTGCGGACGTTCGCCCAGTCAGGGTAGGTTATCCGGTGGTCGAAGCCGTGCATGACCACGGCGCCGGGCGCGGCCACGTGCTCGTTGAGCCATTCCGTATCGCCGGGCCGCAGGAGCAACGGGGACACGCCCAGGAGGTAGCGCGCATGGACGCGGTTGAACATGGCGAGAATGGCGGCAAGTGAGTCAAGCGGCGGTTGCCAGCCCTTTACGCCGGTCGGGAAGTCGTCAAGGCGAATCAGCGGACTCATAGCCCTGACCCCGGAAACTTGGCGGCCTTGCGGGTTTTGTATAGCTTTTCATCGGTCGGGAGCGCGTCACCGATACGGTAATGGTGCGGCAGGCGTTCGGGCCATACGTTCTTGGAGCGCCCCCAATGCTCGTGTTTCTGGACTAGCGCCGGGTCTTGCTTGAAACAACCCGTTGCCGCGGCCACGTCCTGAAGTTCCTTGTCGCTGTAACAATGGTGGTATTCCTCGCAATACGGCCCCTTGCCGCCGTAGCTGCGTTCGATGAATGCGCGGCCAATCCAGGGGGAAATGCAGGCCGACATATACCCGCCGTAGGGGTCGCCGGTAGGCTGCATTACGCCGAAGGTATCCGGGAACGCCCGCAAGAATCGGTCGGCAATCTCCGAGCCGGAGCATTGAGGGTGCGGGAAAACATCATCGCCGGCAACCACAACCACCGGGCCAGGAACCTCCCGGCAGAGCCGATTGACGGCCTTGCCGAAGCCCTCCCACTTGTCCTGGTAAACGGTCTTGTCGGCCCCGGTTGCCTCCAGGCTGCCCGGCTCTTCGGCCAGCAAGCATACGTGATAGCCGCGGTCCTGCCAGCGCTTGCAGGTCTTGGCGGCGATGGCCGGGGCGGCCGTCGGCCATACAACCCACGGCTTAGGCGAATGCCCACGGTCAATCTCGCCCTTGAAGCGGTAGGCTCCGCGCGTGTGCATGATGACCGGCACGAGGTCGGGGATGGCCTTTTGCGTTATCTCGATAATCCAGGTGTATTCTTGCGGCAGCCCGAGGAAGCGGACGCCGGGGGTGGTCATAAGCGCCATGTCGAGCGTGCGCTGGTCCCAGGCGGGGCGGCCGTTGGGCAGATAGTCGGGGTACTTGGCATTGAGGGCGCTCCAGCGCTTGACTACCTCCATGCACTTGGGCGAACCGGAGAAATACACCGTGCCCGATAACAGGTGCTTGTCAGTGGCGAACCGGACGGCGGCAACATCAACCCCGGCAGGCATGGTCAAGAGCAATTCCGGCCGCTGTATTACAATCGCGTCGGCGTCCACCCATACCACGGGCCGCTTCAGCCGTTCCAGTTCGGCGGCTATGAATTGCGACTTGTACTGAGTATTTTTCTGCCAGCTTCCGAGGTTGGGGGTCGCGGCGATGTGGTATTCAAGGCCGTGCGCCTCCAGGGACAACCGCAGGAGCTTGGCTTCGGCTTCGTAAGACGTGCCCTCGGTGTAGTAGCCGATAAAGATGGGCGGAGCGCCGGGCTGCATGGCGCGGGCGGGGGGCGGCCCCGCCGGAGCTTGCGCCCCGCCCGTGGTCTTGACCAATACGCCCTCATTCGCCCAGCGTTCCACAGCGGCGGCGAAGCCGGGCGCGTTTACGCGGATAGTCTCCTCGCCGCGCGCAATCCACAGGCCGTCGGGGAACAATTGGGCAAACTCGTATAGCATGGCGCGGGTAACGCCGTTGTAGGCCGCGCCGGGCTTGCCGTCGCCCCAAAGGCTGTCGAGCCCCACGATGGTAACGGCCCGATGGCCGCGCTTCGCAAGCCACTTGAGCGCCGGGGCAACCGATGAACAGTATTTGCGAACAAGGCCTTCGCACTCCCAGATTACGCGCCGGTTGCGGTCGCGGTCAGGGAACCGCGCGTTGTGCGCAGCCTGAATGCGTATGCCAGGGAACGCAAGGAAGTCGCGCTCGATGCCCGGCGGGCAATCGGTGGTTAGAATTGCATCGCAACGGTGGGTACGGAAGCCGCCATTGAGGCAGAGCGTGAAGCGCCCCTCCGGCGGCTGGTAGTCTTCGGCAGACAGCCCGTTAGCTATCAGTATGGCGGGCTGGGCCGCGGGGTCAATCATCCGCATCTCCGGGGGCTGGGGGCGGCCCGATTGCCGCCCCCGAGCCCAGGTCAACTAGCCGTTCTGAGTGATAATCAGAGCAGCCTTTACGTCCTTGTGGTCGCAGGAGAACGCCTCGGCCCAATTGCCGGAAGTGGCAAGGTTCGCGGCGGTCGGGTTGGTCGGGTCCATGTCGTAGTCCATGCCGGCGACGCCCACGGCGTAGTGCATGGTCCCGAGCACCTTCACCGCGTGGTCGCCCTTGTCCCCGTGGCGGTACACGCGGATGTCCGGCGAGCCGGTAGCGGGCATAACCCAAGCCGCGCCCGGCCCAAGCAGGAAGGAGTTGTAGTTGGTTGCGGCGGCGCTAACGGTCGTGGTCGGAACGTCATCGTCCAGCACCACGCGCATACCCTTCAGGCCGGGGAGGTTGTCCATGACGGTCATGTCCCCGACGTTGAAGAGGTTGTAAGTCCCCTGGAGCATGTCCTTTTCGAGGCTGGCAAACGGGGTGCTATGCGCCAGCAGGATGCGAAGCTGCGAGGCGGCGTCGCCCAACAGCGCCTTGCCGTCGAACACGTCAACCAGCTGGAGGGTCTTGGTCGTGTTCGAGGTTTCATCGTTCTTGTGGGTGGAGGTGCTAATGGCGGTCACGGCGCCGAGCAGCGCGTTATACGTCATGACCTTCGCGCCGCGGGCAAGCTGCAAGCCGGCCTGGCGGCCGAGTTCGGCGGAAGCCTGCTCGGAACTCATAGTGTAACCGCGGATGGCGGCGTCCAGGAACTCGCCGATGGAGGTCCGGCGGCTGACCACCGGGCCGCGCCCGCGCACGCCTTCCGGCTGCTGCGAGGAGTCAACGGCGGTAGCGTTGGTCAGGTCAAGCTGGGCGTCGGCCATGCCGAGGGTCAGGCTCGGGCGGTCAACGTCCTTGGTCGGGTACACCCTCGGAGACGCGGGCAGGAACGAAACGCAACCGCTCAGCCCCGCGCTCCACGCGGCCATCTCGTAGTTGAAGGTAGCCGCGGCATAGTCCCCGATGAGTTCCGGGACTATGGCAATGTCACCAATAACAAGGGGGTCATCAGCCATTGGTATTCACCTTACTTGGGCAGGCGGTTCCAGGCGTCCATGCCGTAGGTCGCTACAAATGCGGCCTTCCGTTCGGGCGTTTCCTTGGGCCTGCCATCGGGTCTCTTTTCTGTGGGGTGGAAGAGCAAAGCCGTTCGGCTGGTCGGCATGGGTTCGGAGAATACCGCGGACTGCCCGGCCCCGCTGCCCTGCCTGGCGGCGGTAACCAGCAAGTCCTTGCGGTCCTTCATCCATTCGTCGGCATAGGTCGCCAGGGGCTTGACAGAATCCCCTTCCTTGGCAACCCAAGCGCCGTCTTCCATGCGCACAGCCACGTTGCCGAGCGCCAGGGACAGAAATTCCTGGCCGCTCTTGGTCAACCGCCCGTTCCAGGCCGTCAACGTCTCCGCGACCTTGCCGGCGCGTGCATCGCGCAGCGCGGCGGCGTGATCCTTCTCAAACCGCTCTACCTTTTCGCGGAGCTTCGTCAACTCCATGTCTCGGGGGTCAACCTTGCCCTTGCCCTTATCGCCGTCCTTGGAGGCGTCGGCGTCTGCCTTCGCGGCTGCCAGAGCCCTTTCAACCTCTGAGGCGACTTGGCGCTTAACGGCTCCGGTAATCTCGGCAGAGAATACCGGCCTGAGCGCGTCCGCGACAGCGGCCTTGATGGCTTCCTGGTCTACCACGGGCGGCGTAACGGCCGCCTTCGTTCCACCATCCTGGTTGTCAGGCATGGTCACTCCTTTGACTTAGCCGCCTTGTCCGCGGCTCCACCGGGCACGGCCCGGTCAGTTTTCTTGAGTGGGGGGCCGCCGGCCCAATCGGGGGCGGGCGGCTCATATGCGCCTTCGGACTCGATGGCCGCTTCAATCGCGGCCTGGAGTTCCGGCGATAGGTTGTCGAGCGCGGAGAGGACGGCGCGGCGGATGGCCTCCTTGGTTGCCGGGTTCTGCGGGCCGAGCAGACTGCGGAAGGTCTGGGCCAGCATAAGGGCGCGCTCCGGCCCTTGCAGGCTGAAGTCCTTGGAATACTCGACCGCGATTTTGCCGGTTGCGCCGGGGGTAATGGCCCCCAGGTCCAAGCCGGCGACATAGAGGATTTCCCAGAGCACGTCCGCGGCCATGTCCGAAATGTTGCCGAGCACGTAGGCTTCCGCGTCGGCTTTGATGGTCAGCGCCGCGCCGCTTTCGGGCTGGGGCTGGGCAATCTCGGCAATGGGCTTAATGCCGGCCTGCTGCTGAATCTCGGCGCGGGCCGCCTCGTAACGCTTGACCTGTTCGGCCAGGCCGGGCAGTTGCGCCTCCAGCCACGATATGCTTTCGGGCTCCTCTCCGGGGCTGGCGGTCGGCCGGAGCTTGATGAACTTGTTAATGCCTACGCCGATTTTCGCCAGCTCGTCCCGTACCTTCGCGAGCATAACCGGATGGCCGCCAATCCACAGCCCCCAGATGATGCTGGACAGCTCGCGGAAGGCGTCGAGTTCGGCCTGCAACGCGCCGCACAGCGGGGAGCGCGCGCGGATGCCGTCAATCGTATCGTACCCGACCGGGATAACGGGCAGGCGGCCCGCCAGGTTCGGCGAGAACGGAATCGGGGCAAGCGCCGGCTCCAGCCGTTCCAGGCCGCCCGCGTCCTTGACAATCCGATGCAACCGTATCCCTGTCGAGTCAACCTCCCTGATTTCCCTGACCGTTTCCTGGCCGCGGGGGTAGGTCGGGCCGTCCAGGCGGATGTATTGCAGTGTGCCGTCCGCCCCCAGGTGGTAGTCAAGAATCTGCCCAGCGTGATAGGATACGCAATAGGGCTTGTCCAGGCCCAGCACCTCATCGTCGGCCACCGTGACCGGCACGGCAGCAGGGTCAATGCGCTTCCGGTCTATCAGCACTACGCCGAACCGATACCACAGCGCGTCCATGACCGCGGAGACGGCGAACTCCTTCAGGCTGTTTTTGTCGCGCGTTGCGGAGTCAATAAAGGCTTTGAGCGCGGCGGGCGCTTTGATGGTCGGGGGGCGCTTGAACACCGCGCCCTTAATGCGCTCGGCAATCAGCGGGGTCAGCGCCGCATAGGTGGTCAGTTCGGCGCGCTTGGTGAACTCGGCGCTATCCTCCTCGATGCCTTGCACCAGGAATTGCGAGCGCTCGCTCACGCGCGAAAGGTTCCCATCGCGGATGGCGGCGGCCCATTTGCGGTCTCCGGCCCACAGCGCAATGTCCGCGCGCACGGCCTTCAGGCGTTCGAGTTCGGCGTTCTGCTCTGGCATTTATCGGCCCCTTGCGGCAAGCGCCTGTGAAATCGAGTAGCGGGGTTCGCGGCAGACGCCGGCCCCGGAGGCCAGGTACATTGCGGCATATCTGAGCGCGTCCATCGCGTGATCATTTTCCTTCGTGAACTCATCGGACTCGGGCTTGCATTCCCAGGTCTCGAATTCGCGGATGGTGTTAGAGCACGTCGGGTCCACGGTGAGGCGCGGCTTGCCGTCTCCGGCAGTCGCCAGGCAGGCGCGGACGATGCGGACGCCTTCGGCGCGCTCGTTGTTAGCCGCTTGGGCGGGCAGGCCGGCATTGCGCCAGTCGGCTATCACGTCGGGGCTGGACGGGTCAACCAGGAACGCTTCCGGGCCGAACTGAATGTGCCACTCGCGCGCGCGCATAAGCCATTCGCGGGGCAAGATGCGGGAGGCGTAGGATTCGCGCGCCTGGTGAATGCGCCCGTCGCCGTCAACGTGGAGCATGACCATAGCGCCGGGGTTGGTATAGCCCACGTCCACGCCGACCACGGTACGCCGCCACGGGCCTTCACGCGTCTTGACGTGGACGGGGCGGGTCCAGGTATCATACACGAGGCGGTCAGAGCCGGCCCATAGGCCCTCGAAGAAGCGCTTGCGGGCTACGCCGGTTAAGCGGCTGATATCTTCGACATAGGCGGCTGGCAGGTAGGGGTTGTCAATGGTCTTGGTTATCACGGCCTTGCAGCCGGGTTGCGCCTGGGCGCCGCCGGCCAGGCCGAAGCGGACGGCAAGGAAATGGCTGGGGGCTCCGGGGTTGCAGGCGGCGTATATCTGGTTGTGCAATCTGGGCACGTCTAGCCGTATCCGGCCGCGGAGCATCGTCCAGTCGGCCTCTTCCAGCTCCACCGCTTCGTCAATGCCGCAGCCGGAAAGGTTGAAGCTGGCAACCTTGTCGGGATCGTCAAGGCCGAAGTACGTGATTTCGCCGCCGCCTTTGATTCGGATGACCTGTTCGGACTTATGGTGCTCGTAATAGCCGGCGGGCAGTACCGGGTCTAGCTCCCCTTCGGGTTCCAGTAGCGTCTTAAGCGTAGTCCGCTTCAGCGTGACAAGGTTCTTACGGCAAAGCCCCTCGCGTGCGCCCTTGACGCTTGCACGCATAACCGCCCGCAGGCAGACGGCGCGGGTCTTGCCGGCACCAAAGGCGCCCGAGTACAGGCATTCGCGGTCGGTTGCCGTCAAGAACTCAATCTGCTTGGGCAACGCGGGGATTTCGACAACCTGAGCACTCACGCTAACAGCGCGCCCCTCTTAGCAGCGAGCATCCGAAATGCGGCGGGCGGGAACGGCTTGAGTTTCCAGCCGGCTAGTTTGCGCGTAGCCGGGCGCGTTCTGTTCCGTTCTGGCGTTTTATGCCCCCACACATTGCGCATTTTGTGGAGGGCTTCGGCCGCCAAGCGGTTTGTCATGGCTTCTTCTCCGGCGCCGGCACTATCTGAAACACGAGCGCCGCGCCCCCAGGACCGGCCAGCTCGGTAGTGTTTTTCTGCCGCCAATGCTCGGGGTCTTTGTTGCAGAGGTAGAATATTCCGGCGGTCACGTTGCCGGCCAGTGCGGCGTCACGGATAGCGCCGGACACCTCGCAGATGGACGCGGCCTTCGCCTCACGCATGGCGTTGTCAAACTCAGCGTCTTCACCCGCCCACTTGTAGAGCGTGTCCTTGCAGATACCGGCGGCTTGGGCAGCGGCCTCTTTGCTCGCGCCCTTGCGGATGCTCTCTAGGATAACAGGTTTACGGGCGGCGATTTCGTCCGGTAAGTACGTGTTTGCTATCTCCTATTTATGGGTTGCGCGGGCGCCAAGGCTGGAGGATGGCGGCGTAGGTAAGGCGTATAACCTTGCCTATTTCCGCCGAATCCTGCTGCAAGCCAGCATCGGCGGGGGCGTGAACAGGCAAAGAAAAGGCCGGCTTCCGGCCGGCCAGCGGGGAGGCTTTTCGGGTCAAGCGGGTTGCCTTCCAGACCGGTTCATAGTTGCAGCATCCTGCCGTTGAGGTTGACGCCCGGCCGCTCTACGGCTGGCCCCGGGATAAGCACCGGGGATGGTTCATCATGCAGCCCCAGCTTGCGGCGCAAGGCGGTTATGCTTCCGAAGCGGTCAATCACGCCCAAGTGGCTATCGTCTCCGGGCCAAAAATCCATGGGGTCTAAGGGCAAGACCTTTTCCCTGGCCCCGGAATCCGGGTCCCAGCTCAGGCGCTGAAACCTGACTACCGGCACAGGTTCTTGCTGCTTTTGCATTCTCCCCTCACCCTATATGCGGGGTAGGGACGGCTTTTTAGCTATTTTGCGCATAAATCGCTGCTGTCTTTTCTCTGCGGCGTCCCGCGAAATGCGCAAATTTTCGGCCGCTTCGCGCAAGCTAAGTCCTTTTAGAATATGGAGATAGATAACGGCGTGTTGCCCAGGAGTAGCCATGTGCAAATATGGCCTCAGAATTTCCCACATTTTCGGCCTACCCGTCCCCATCTTGACGGCTCCTTTCTGGTCCTAGATATTCGCGGGCATTTACCGAACCATCATAATCATAGTAATAATCATGGTCGTCGTAGCACGAGGCCCCCAGCAGTCCCTTTGGGCAGCGCCCCGTCCGCAAGCACCCTTGGCGCCTGCAAATCAGGCCACACCACCCGATGGCCCCTTCTGGTATCCCCCAAGCCTTCAGGAGTGCGCAGGTTGCCGCGTTCCCGGCATCCCTTCTTATCATCAGGCAATATCTCTCGGCTAGTAACTTCTGCGCGCGACTTGCGTGACCCGTAGCGGTCGGAAGCAAGAAAAGAAGCGCCCAAGCCTTTACGTTTTCGAGGGCGGCGGGACTCCAAGCCGTCCCGGCGGTATGTGTGCGCACCTCTGCGAGAATTTCTGGCGCATTCGGCGGCGAGATGGTCTTGAGGTATGCTTTTATCTCTTGCGTTATTTGCGCTTGTTTTTGATTTTTCATCGCCCAGCCCGCCGCCGCAGCCACGGTTCGGCCTTTTCATCGCCCATTCTGTCATCTTGGTTGTCCAGGGGGTGAATGTATGCCGCCGTCCCCCGGTGCTGCACCTGCCAGTTGCGGGCCTTGCCAACCCACCACGCGCCATTAAAGCGCACGTCTGCGGCGCACAGTGCCTTGGCGCGCTGCAATTCGGCTTGGCTAAAGCAAATAGCGCAAACGTTAGCCGGCCTACCCCGCAAGATTGTTCCTTGCCAGTCTCCACGCTCGGGATTCTTGCCGCAACTCGGGCACTTGTGCTTGCTTAACATGCCATCCTCCACTTTTTGAGCTTGCATCCGCACTTAGCACAGAGCTTGACGCGCTTGCGGCGGCGATGGGCGGTCATGGATTGGCCTCCGCCTCGGGCGCGAGGGCGGCCGTTAGCGAGTCGAGCGTCTCCTGTACTATCTCCTGGATAGTCTTATCCTTACGCTTCACCTCTTCCTTAAGCCGCGCGACCTCGTCGCGGGCCTTGTTCACCTCGTGTTCCAGTACACAGGCTGCATCAGTCGGGTGCATGTGGTCGGGTACGTGTTTTCTACCGGTCACGCGCTCAACTACAGTAATGTAATTGTGTTCGTGGGTTAAGTAGTCCCTTTTGAACCGCGCGACCTCTTCGCGCAGGGCGGCGAGTTCGGCAGCCCTGAGCGCAACGAAGAAGGTCAAGTCTTCTGGCGGTCCAACCAAGCCAGTGCTGTCCGGGTGTGGGTCGAAAACCATTTTCCCCGCACCGTCCGGCTCAAAGAACCACACTACGGCGTGTGGCAGGCCCCTGGCGCTTTTTCCCCCAGCGATGCAGTATGCACCCTCGGGAGGCCAGCCAGCGCCAAGTTGCACGGTCAGCATTCCCAACCCAAACCGGTCGAGATAGTCCCTCCACACGCGCCGGCCGGTTCCCGGGTCATTGGGTACATCAGCAAGGCCCACCCCGAGAATAGTGGCGACGCAGGCCGAAAAACAGTTGCCATCAACCCCGAATTTTGTCTGCAAGACCGGCCTCATTTCCCCGCCCTCCCTTCCCCCTCCGCCTCGGGCGCGAGGGCGGCCAAAATCTTCTCCGGGTTAAATTCTGGCTGCGTGGCACCCAGGGCCTCTGTCACACGTACAAGGCTCCGTGCCATGTCTTCTTGCTCCGCTTGCGTCCAGGTCCACTCGTGCGCACTGAGTGTAATTCGATGGGCAGCGTGTTCTCCCAGAGCGGCTCGCGCCTGTTTCAGCTCCCCCTTGAGCCGCGAGACCTCGGCCAGAGCGGCAGCGAGGGGATGCTTGGGGCAGGTTTTGATATGCTCCGTCAGCGCCTCTGCCCCACTTGTGGGCGTTCCCGGCGGATACGCCTTGCCGCAATAGACGCAGGTAATCACTTGCGTTTCACGGTGCATTCGACGAACCCAATCGCGGGCTTCATCGCGCTCCCCCTTGAGCCGCGAGACCTCGGCCTCAAAGCACCGGATGATGGTGTCCACAGCGCCCTCGCTCTTGGATGGCTCGCCGGGAATGTTTGTTGTGATGTACCTGGCGAGCTTGTCAATCTGCTCCGTGGCCGGACACTCATGCCGGGCCGAGTCCCGTTCCTCTGTCTGTCCCAAGTTCATCTTCCGCTCCTCCTTCTGCCAAGGAGTATATTCCGACAGGGCAATAGCAGCGTCCTCCCTGGTTTCATAAGGTCCATTTAACTGTTCTATCTCATCAACCCAATACCAACCATCCGCATAGCGACGGAGAAGACCATCCCGCTCTAGTTCCTCACTTGCCATCGCCGGCCTCCATGAATCTAACCCGCAGCGCTTCTATGCGGCTTGCGAGTTCTGCAATCCGCTCATTCGTGGTCAGAATGGCGCGCGCCACAAAGTAGGGATGGACGCCGATGCAAGCCAAGTCAGAGCAACCCATTAAGGGCAACCCCGTACTCGACGCCATCTGCTCTTTGTATTTGCCACAGTATTCACAGTGCATCGCCAGCCTCCTTCGCTTTCGCGGGCCATTCATTACCGCAGAAGGCTTGGCCGTCCTCGTCATCAAGCTGCACTATGGCCTCTCGTAGTTGCGCCTCAACCAAGAACAAGAGCGGATGCGAGTTCAAAGCGGGCATCATCTTAACCATGTTGTGGAGATTGATGTAGGCGCAGCGGGCGCTTTCGAGTCCTTGTTCCAAACTCACGTTCCTTCCTCCTTCGCTTTCGCGCTCTTGAGTGCGCGTACCACCTCGGCTATGCCAGTGCGTTCCCACGTCCTTGCGGCTTGCTCGGCCGCGTAAGCCGCCTCACTGAGAGCTTTCCTGAGTTTCAGGAAACACTCGGCGCAAACATCAACCAGCCCCTCAACCTGATTCCGGGGGGTTAACGTCTCGTATCCGTGCTGCTTGTCGTTGGCACAGATACCCGTAGCGTCATGGTGCTCTTGGCCGCAAAGGTCACATCTGAGGATTCTCACGCTCCATCCTCCTTCACTTTCTCGGCCGGGCAGTCGGGGCCGGGCTTGCATCCCATTGATTGCCACGGGACCGACCAACCGAGTCGGCATTGGGAACGTACATCTGGCGCCCGCAGAAATATGCAGTCAGGGTTGCACTGCCCAGCTTCCCATGTCGTCGGAATCATCTCCCGCAGCGCGGCGAGGCCGACCCTCTGGTGCTGATGTTCAGCCGTAACATCCCGGGCTTGTGCGAAAAATGCGCGAATCGCCGCCTTCCCCATCTGCCGAAGCATCTCCTGTATTTCGGGAGTCACGGCTTGCCCTCCTCAAGCGCCTGAGCGGCGACTTGCCCTATCGGTACTGGCCCCGGTGCCCCGGCAGGCGCGAATGCGCCGCCCTTAGTACTGTGATGTGATGTGCTGTGCTGTGATGGCATTGCTTTAGCATTTTGGCCGTTCTGCAAAGGCAATGCTTTAGCATGGTTAGCCCATCGGCGGGCCGCGAGTTGCCGGCGCTTTTCAGACAGAGAATCGGCCTTGACGGCTTCGGCCTGCATTCGTTTCTGGTGCCAGCGGTCATCCGCCCCCATCGTCCAGGGCGCCATGACCCGGCGTTTCATTTTGGCCCACGTCTTGCGCGTAAGGCGTAACATGGAGGCAAGGGCGGCGTCGTTGTTCGGCAACGTGCCCGGCGGCGATTCGTTCCATGAATGCAATAGCAGGATGCAATAGCATCCCGCTTCCAGCGGCTTCATGGCTTGAACCACCCTGTCCGCCAGAAAATCCATGGGGTACATCGGGAACCACGGGCGGCGCTTGTCAGGCATGGGCGTCACGATTCGGCCTCCGCTCTTTTGATTGCCCCGATGACTTCCGCCGCGACTTGCCAGACGATGCTGTTTCCCAATGCGCCAAGTACGCTGCGGTGTAGCCCATCAACCAAGCCGACAGAGTTGCCAGGCGCACGGCGGACTTTTCCGTCAGGGAAAGCGGCCCAGATGTAATCGGACCACGGGCCGTGCTCGGCATGGTGTCTAACGTTCCCCGGTGTCCGTGACTCTGTTTTTCCCAATCGCATTTTCGCGGGGTGGGATACGCGCTCACCAGCCCGCCCAGCATCAACTCGCTCTTGCGCTGGCCCGACCTGCTGGTGTGCCCCGCATCGGTCAGTGATTTCTCCGGCGTCGGGTAGAGGGACTTGAGCGCCGAGGTCAGGTA